CGCGCACCCTGTCCGGGTTGATGGTCATCAAATAATAGGCAACCCGGTCGAGTTTTATGCAGATTTGCTCGCGTTTTTGGTCATCTGCGTACCCCTTAAGGGGTATGCAGACCCCTAATTCGCGCATCAAAAACGTGCTTTTTGTGACCTTTTCGTACTGTGTTTTCCAGTTAAGCCCCAGCACTTCGGTAACAATCGGTTTCAGCGGCGTGACATCCTCGCCGCGCTCGTTCTTGCCGATGGTCAACTGCAATCCTGCGTACTCGATTTGAAACGTGATCTTGCTCATCGCTCGCTCCTTTATATGGTTATGCCGCTGCGGCGGCCTTGGTGTTTTGCTCTTTTGGTGTGGCCTGCAACTTCCCTTTGGTCAGAACCTGCAACTGATAGGCGCGCCCGAATGGAACTTCTTCACCCCACATCGAGACCGCCGCGCTCGAAATGTCCAGCGCCTCGGAAAGGCGTGCCGCCGAGCCGTAATGTTTGATTGCGTCTGCTGTTTTCATAAAACTCCTTTACGTTTCTTTAATGTCCGCCCTTAAAAATGCCCGGCGTGTCGCGGCCCGAATAATTCAGCCGCAGATCGAGAATAAAATTGCGGAGGCGTTGCACCATCTCCTGCTCGCTCTCCCGGTTGTCCGGGAGCCAGCTCATCGTTGCCAGCAACCCCGCAGCCTCCGCCGCATCCTCCAGAGTGCGGTTGAGATCGCATACGCTTTCGAGCTTGATGCTGTACACCTTCTCGGGGCCGACCGATGCCAGCAACTCATCGAAGGTGCGCTCCTTGCCGAGATAATGGACTGCGTTCGTTGTTTTCAACATCATTCCTTGTTAAGCACTCTTTACAGATGACACGTTAAACGACCTTAACATTCATGTCAAGCACTTTAATCATCACGCTAATTAGAATTAACAAATGGCACTAAGTACGCTTGAGCGGTTAAATGAAAGACTGGCTGAAACAGGGATGAAGCAGGCTGATTTGGTACGCGCCGCAAAAGTTAGTCGCGCTGCTGTTTCTGGGTGGGTGAACGGCAACACCAAAAGCATCCAGGCGGTTTATTTGTTCCCGGTCGCTCGCGCGTTGGGGGTAAACCCTGAGTGGTTATCTACAGGCAAGGGGGACAAGTGTCCCGCGAATGTGGTGCAGCAAACGCAGGGCGCTTATATCGTGCAGTCCATCAATGACAAGCACAAGGTGTTGATGAGGGAGTTCGACAAGCTCACGCCGAAAGCGCAGGCGGCGTTGCTTGATTTATTAACCGAGACGAGGGGAGAACACGATGCCGGACAATGACGCGACGCTCGCGCTGCTTCACGCGCTGCTGAAGACATCCATCAAAGATGAGCTTCTCGAAAAACTGAATGAGGCGGAACAGCCCGATGTTATTCGGCAGGTTGTCGCCGAATACAAAATCGAACCCACAGTAATCAGCACCGGGATGCAGACGCATGAACAGATGCTGGGAAAATAAAAAAGGGGAACCGCATGGATGACTTCAAAACCCGTCTGCGCCAGCACGCCGAACACATCAAAAAAGTCGGCGAGCACTGCACCACCGAAGAAACCACCAAGCAGGCGCTGATCCTCCCCCTGCTCGACATCCTCGGCTTCAACCCGTCCGACCCGCTCAAAGTGCGCGCGGAACACGGCGCAGATATGCCTGGCGTCAAATCATCCGAGCGCGTGGATTACGTGCCTAGCATTTCGTTATCGCATCCAGCGCCGTACCCGGTGTAATCTCCAGTCCGTAGCTTGTTGTAATAAACCCCGCGAACAACCGTGTCCGGTCATCCGGGTAATGTGTCGCCTGGATGCGATAGGCGCGCGCCTCGGCCCAGAGGCGGTAGCGCGGCAGCAGCAGGTAAGCGAGCGGGTGCAGAGCGCCGCCTGCGCTCAGTGCCAGCGGCCAATATCCGGGCCATTCCGAGGACATGCTCGATATGGCCAGCGCGGCCAGCGCGCCGATCAATACGCCTACATACCACTGCCGCACATGCTCCGCCTCGTGCGCATGGATGCCGGCATCGCTGCGGTACTTCGTGCGGATGCGCACCACGCAGGCGTTGGCGCAGCCGCCGACGTTATCGGGCAGGTTGTCGGTATAGATGGTGATGGATGGGCAGCGCATCACAACCCCAGCTTCGCCTTCTCCGCCCTGCCCCACGCCCTGCACGCTTCGGCGTGGGCGTTGTAGGCCTCGAATTCGGCTGAGGGTGCGGTGCGCAGCAGCTTGATCTCGTCCGCCAGGCTGTATTCGGCAGCAATCATCTCGGCAACGCGCTGGTTGATTAAACGCACATGCGGGCTGGCGGCCTTGATGGCGGTGATCTGCGCGGCACTGAGCGTCATGACGGCGATGCCGGCGGCGATCTCTTGCGGCTGATCGGCTGGGAGTATTGCGCCGTCCGGCAAGCAGACGTATGTCACACCGTCAATCGTGGCCAGTTCAGTGCCGAGGCGCTGATGATTCTCGTCCTCCGGCAAGCGCAGCTCGCGGGTGATGTCTGCGGTGATATATTTTTGGTAAGCGATGATAGTTGTCATGGTGATGCTCCTTAGAAAAGCGCAGCATGTGCTGCAAAGAATGGGTACGGCGGGCGTGTCCCAAAATGGAGGTGGCGGAATCGATCTCGCCTCGGCGCATGGCCTTTCGATAGTTACCCATGCTGTGGCGGCGGATAAAGCGTTTGCTTGCCCAGGTGCGGTAGCCGACGAAGTTGATCCCGCGTGACACGGGCGCGATGGTGGATTTTGATAATTCCAGCTTTAATTCGCGCTGGATGAATTCGATAATGACGCGCTGGTATTCAACCGCCTCACCGCGGCTGATGCCGAACAACACGAAGTCGTCCACATAACGGCAATAGTGCCGGATGCCCAGCTCGCGCTTAATGAAGTGATCGAGCGGATTCAGGTAGATCAACGCGTAAAGTTGCGACAACAGGTTGCCGATGGGGATGCCTACCGGCTCGCCATGATCGGCAAACGCCATCATTAGGTCAACGAAGCGCGCATCCTTGATCTTGCGCTCGATCAGGCGGCGCAAGATCCCGCGGTCGATGCGGTAGAAGAATTTGCGGATATCCAGCTTGAGCGTGTAACTGTCGCGCGGAATCTGCTGCAATGCCGCCTGCGCGTAATCTGCGGCTTTGTGGGTGCCGTAGCCGATGCGACACGCGAACGACTGATCGATAAACCCAGAATCGAATATCGGTGAAACCACGCGGTAGATGGCGTGCTGCACCACCAGATCGCGGAAGGCGGGTGCGAAGATGCGGCGCGGCTTGGGTTCGTAAACCATGAAACTGTAATAAGGGCGCGGCTGATAGCTGCCGTCGGCCAGTTCGCGATGCAGCGCATTGATGCTGCTCGCCAGTCTGCGCTCAAATTGAAAGCAGGCGCGCTTGCCGTGCTTATGCCTGGCCGCAGCATAAAAAGCGGTCAGCAACGAATCTTGCGTAAAAGCTTTCTCAAATAAGAATCCGATGCGCTTCATGGCACGAAACCTTCGAGTGCAACATGGCACCTACCAGAGTCGCGGAAGCATACCGATTTCGCCGTGACGATTACTGCGCCGATCACGAGCCGGAAAGCGTCTCCCTTTGTTCCACCATTCTGTTGCCGGATGCGAGGTGAACCAGAGTCAGAGCGAAAGCCAATGTTGTTGTTCGAGTTCGTCCGGTTGTTGTTCAGATTGCGGTAAAACGCACCGGCGTTCGACGAGTTGTTCCAATTGCTGCTCGACAGCAAGGCCATGTTAAGACGCCTCCCGTTGTTGCTCTTGCTTACTCTCAAAAACGATCCAGCCGCCCAACATGCGGCCAAGCTCATCAATAAGTTTGCTGATCGCCAAAAAGCGATGTGCGGCAATTTTTTCAGGTGCTTGGTCAATCTCCCTTCCATCTTTAAATTGAAAATATCCGAGTGAATGCGATAAATTAACCATCATCCGCCACTGCTCGTGGCGAATATCCAGATTCGTCAGCGTTGTTTTTTTGCGATAGCGCTTCTGCCCCTCGACCATCAAGGCATAAACCTCGTACATGCACTGGCGAATTTGCTGCGCCAGTGCGTACTTCTCGAATTTTGGAAAGTGGTTGAGGTAAATGTTCATCAGCTTGGCGGTCTCAATAAACTTTCGGTTCAGTTCAGCTTCGGAGTGTTGTCCCATGATAGTTAATAGGGGCGGCTATCGCCGCCCTGACATCCTTACAAATACAAGGCAGAGCGAAAGCCAAAGTAGTCGCTCGAGCTCGTCCGGTCGTTGTACAGAGCGCGGTAAAACGCACCGGCGTACGACGAGTCGGCCCAATAGCTGCCCGACAGCAAGGCCATCTCATTCACCGGGGTGGCAGGATCGTAGAGGCCGTCATTGCCAAAGGCATTTGTACCGCCAGTGCCCCCTACCAGCGGGATTCCAGCACAGGCCATTGCCCAAGCTGTGCCGCTGACTGCTTCGCTAAAGACTTGTGCTGCTGAGCCGACATATTTCCACCCGCCAGACTTAGTTATGGCGCCGTAGGTCGCCCCGATGTTGGTATACATTGCGGCCAGACCCGTTGCTCCGAAAAGGTCGGTTGCCAGCGTGTTCCCGCCGGTAACATTTTTCATTGCTACCGATGTGTTGAGCAGGAAATAATCCGTGCCGTTCGATGTAAGACCTGGGGTAAATTTATAAACCAGTCCATTGTCATCAGCCACACCGCAATTCTGGCCGTTATGCGTAGTGCGGGCGAACAGGTTGGCGCTGCCGGTCTTTCCGCAACCCGGATATGTGCCATTGCCATCTGCCACGTAGAGAATTGCGGCGTCCTGCGCATCCCCCAGGGCGTTATTGTTGTTTCCCTTCGGGAAATTGTTTGTGGCGTGATACCAGGCACAAAAAGTTGTGCTGGTACTGGCTTGCGCGTGCGCATAACTGAGCAGCGCGCACGCATTCTGTATGAACGCCGTTTCGGGAAAAAAGTCTGCGCCGAGCGTCTTGGCCGCAGCAATAGCCCCGCCAAGCGTATTAGCGGGCGTGCCGTTTAATGTTGCAAACGCAGTATTGGCAATGCTTCCGCGCTGCGCAGATGTAAGCACGATTCCGTTTTTCAGACTGGATGCGATGCCGTTGTTGTTGCTTGGCAGATATTTGAAGCGGAAGACCCCGGATTTAACCGCACCGCCATCATAGAACGCCCTATCCAAGGCGTAACCTGCCGCATTGGCTGTAGCGACATCCGCGTATTCCGAGAATGCCTTAATGCTTGACTGATTGATCGCCAGCCCATTCGCGCCGGTTCCCCACTTGTAGTAGAAGGCTGGAATCCATACCATCACCGACCCGTCGCTGTATTGGTAGTTACCGTAGTTATCGTGACCTTGGTCGCGTGTGCCGGTCATTTCAACCATGCCGGACGGAAGAGGGCCGGGACAGATGCCGACACCGAATCCGCGTTGTCCTGGTATTCCGATATGGTTCACCGCCCCGGCTGCACCCGCGCCGATGCTGATCCCGGTTGGGAAGGATACGGGCTGTCCATCTTTCCCGGTGATGCTGCGTACATTCAAATTACTCATGGTGATGCTCCTTATGCGATGTTCCAGTTGGAATTATCGTCGAGGGTGATATTGACGCCCTCTCCGATGGTTAAAGGCCCGGCGGACACGGCGTTGTAGCCTGTCGCCAGGGTGAAATCTTCGTTGATGGTTGACGGGTTCATCCGCCCCCAGGGGTTTAGCGCCGGGTTTGCGGCCAGCGCGGCAGCCCAGGCGGCTTCTGCGCCGGATCTGGCAACTTGCGCTGCGAGTTTATCGGCCTCAGTGTCTTCGCGGGCCGCTTGCAGGTCTGCGGGTGTAGCCGCGCCCAGCGTGCCGAGCGCGGTGGCCTTCGTTCCGTCGGGGCCGAACAGCGCTGTCAAATAATCGATCAGCGTATCAATGCCGGTCTTGAAGGAGCCCTCGGTCGCCGAAGCGCCGGTCATGTTGGTTTTTGATGGCAATGCGGTCATGGTTAATACCCCTGAAGAATAACGTCGGTCGTTCCGGTGACGGGTGTGCCACCGGCATCGAGGCACTTGATGAGCGGCCCCGACAAGCTCTTGTCCATCACGATCGGCACGCGAGCGGTGCCGCCGTCCTGTTGCAGCGTGAGATTTACCACGCGAATGCCGTGCCAGCCGCCGCCGATCGCCAGGCGTGTACCTTCAGCCGCAATCGCGACATCATTGAGCGCGACATTGCGATCCGGCACGTCAAAATTGACGGCAAGCGCATCGATGCGGCCGCGTGTGCGGCTGAAATTGGCGCGCACGCGAATCTGGCGCGGATTGGTCTCGGCGACGATGGCGCCCGGCCATGGCGAATATCCCGGCGCGTTGCCGCGCATCGGCGCGACGTCATCCCTCGACCACATGGCGGTCGCCGCGTCACCCCACATAAACGCGGCATCGCCTGCAGGCAGGCGGCTGTCGATGTGGATTGCCTCGCCGGTGATGCTGCGGCCCAGGGTGATCTGGCTGCCTGCCGCACCGGCTGGCGTGTCCACCGTGGCGATGTAGGTCAGCGCCTTCCAGTAGTCCAGCCCCCACATCGGATCGGCGTCTGTCGTCCACATGCGCGCCGCGAGGTTGGGGTTCCACATCGTGCCGGCGGTATCCGCCAGCAGCGCGCCGGCTGAAATGCTGCTGCCGCCGATCTTGCCGGGGAAGCCGGCGCCTTGCAGGTCGGTGGTGACGATGATGTTGGCCACCAGTGGATCGGACAGACTTCCCGCGACCAAGGTGGCGTTGATCGATTCGTTGCCGCTGCTATCGACGGCCTTGATGAGTAGTTGCACGCTGCCAGAAGGCGGCGCATCCGGCGACCAGGGCGACGATGCAATCAATCCGTCATGTAACTGCTGCGCCTGCCCCCAATCGCTACTACCGTCCGGCAACCAGCGCACGCGGTAGCCGGCCAGATCAACATCGGGGACACCACCCCAGGTGAGCGTCGTCCCGTTAAGCGCCAGCCAGGGCACGTCAGATGGCGCTGCGGTTTTGCCGATCACGGTATGCGTGATAATGACCTGCTGAGATAGCGGCGACACGCCCAGCGGGTTGACCGGGCGCAGTGCGATGCTATAGGTCGAGGCGCTGGCTACATTCTGGCGGCGGAACACCCCGGACAGCGATTCGCCCAGCACCTGGTTGCCCTCGTGGAAGACGGCGCTGATCGCATCGGTCAGCGTGAAATGAATGTCGAGATGCACCAGGATCGTGCCGTCTGCGGCACGCTCCATGATCTCCTCGATGTGGATGTTGCTCGCCGATGGCAACGGCAAGGGCAGGCCCGACGTGATGATGTTGCCCTGAATGTCGATGGTCGGCAGCGCCGGGATGCCGCTGTCCAGCCCGTACAGGCTGGCGTTGTATTCGATCAATGCCAGTTTTGCGCGCTGCTCGCCGTCGCGGGTGATGTCCAGCACGATGAATTCCTTGGCCGCCTTGCTGGTCTCGCCGATCGCCCATACATCGTAAAGCGCGGGCGCGGAGGGGAACGCGGCCGACACGTCCACCGCCGACACCGTGCCGGCCGCGGTGGTGATGGTGCGCGTCAGCAGCGTGTCGTCGGACAGGCGCAGCTTGAGTTCGTAGACCTTGCCAGCATCCAGCGTGACGCTCTGGTCGAGTTGCAGCCGCGTGGTGCTGCTGCCGGATGCGGCGCGCCCGCCGACGCCCCAGCGGGTCACGTCGTTTTGCAGCCAGATCAGATCGCCGACCGTGCAGGCCAGCGCATCGATATCCACGCTGAGGCTGGCGGAACGCTTCAGCAGTTCGTTGCGCTTGAGGCGGAAGAATGCCTCGCGCCACGCCTGCGATGCGCGCGTGACACCGCGTAGTCCGACATTCGAGCGTTGCGCGGCGGCCTCGCTGATCGCGGTGTTGACCACGGTGAGCGTGTCGCGGATGTAGTCCTGCGCGGCATCCAGGTAGTTGACCTCAATGGACGCGGCGCGGTCGGCCATCGGCAGGAAGGTCTCGTTAAAACCGGACACCGCCGGATTGCCGACGCTGAATAACTGCGCCGGGGTTGCGCGGGTATCATCCACCACCACCATGATGGTCGTGCCGCGCATCACTAGTTGCGCGCGCGCCGTGGCGCAGACTTCCAGCGCGGCATCCCACAGGCTGGTCGGGGTGTCGAATATCGCATCAAAGGTGCAGCGCTTTTCCGTGCCTCCCTTGCCGTCAGGCACCAGCACATCGCAAAACTGTGCCCAGGTGTAGAACGAGGCGAGATTCAGTCGCGACGGGTCGAGGCCGTCGTAGCGCACCACCGCGAGGCTGTTGTCCAGCACCGGCTGGGTGAGAATATCCCAACAGACCCACGCCGGGTTGTTGCTCCACGCCGACGACCATGCCGAACCGTTCCACACCCGCACAATCGCGGCATCCGCCATGCAGCTGAATTTGATCGA